ACCCTATGCCGTGGATCGAAAACGTAGCAGCCGCTGATATACCCACAAGATTTCACCATGAGGCTGGAGAGAATAGTATGCTGATCAGCATTGTTGATCCAGCAAGCTGGCGTCCTACGCCTGCTCACCAGTTTAAAGAAATTCACAACTTTGAATTTTTGGATGTAGAAGAAAAGGACCATGTACTAGAAGAGGAAATGAAGTGCAGTCACGAGCAGGCAGCAGAGCTTGTTCGTTTGTTGCAACATGCCTTTGAAAACAAGATGAATGTTGTTGTCCATTGCTTTGCAGGCATTTGCCGTAGTGGTGCAGTTTGTGAAGTTGGCGTTATGATGGGCTTTGCTGATACTGGACGGTTCCGTAGCCCTAACTTGCTAGTCAAGCATCGTATGATGAAGGCTTTGGGCTGGACTTACGATGCAGACGAAAAGCCCAACATTGATGACTGGCGCACATTTAGGAGTATAGATTAATGTATATTACAAAAGATGACGTTGAAAAGATTTTAGCAGTAATGAACAAGTTCCCTACGGAAAACGCTTATCAATTAGAATCAAAAAATCAAGCAGGCATTGGTAGTATAATGACGCTAACTATTCAAACTACAATAGAAGGCATTGACGGTAATTTTATTGTAGAAATTTCAGGTGTGGAGAACTGGTAATGAAAATGTATATTTGTATCAAGGACGACTTGCCTGTAGGTATGGCAATGAACTCAGCCGCACATGCTGGACTAATGTGCCACATGAAG